GCAGTTTTAGAAAAGGATAGAGAAGTAACACAAGTAGAAGAAAAAAAAGTGTTTACAAAAAACCCAATACTGAATGAAGTATTAAATCAAACGGCAAACCAACCACAAACGAATCCAATGGATAAAACTTTAACTTTTGGAACACACAATGTTCAATCAGCACAAGGTCAACCACCTGTTGGAGTAAGTGGTGTTGAATCATTTAGACAAGAAATGGCGTCTAAAATGGGAATGGGTCATGTTCAAAGTAAACCACAAAAAACTGGATTGGGAGTCCAAACAGGATTAGCTGGTTTAGATAAAATATTAAATAGAGATAATTCTCAATTAGTTAAAGCTATGATGGGAAAAAAGGTAGAATCGTAAAATGGCGTATGAGTTAAACAAAAAGATTGTAATTGATACTGAAGAATTTAATAATTTTGCAGTAGGTATCACACTTCCTATACAAAGGGGTTCAGATGGATACTTTGCTCAATCTTTTAAAACATTTGACCAAGTTCGTTCTAATTTAAAAAATTTATTACTTACCAAAAGAGGTGAAAGAATATTACAACCTGAATTTGGAAGTGGGTTACATGATTTGTTATTCAATCCTGCTACTGAAAAATTTGAAGAGGATTTGGAAAACACTATTAACGATGCAATAGCTAAATGGTTACCCTATGTTATTGTAGAAGATATAAACATTGATATCAGTAAAGAACAGACTGATAATAATCAAGCTAAAGTATCTTTAAAATTTAAACAAGAGGGAGACCAAACATTAGATACACTAACATTTTTGGTAGAGGAATAATATGGCACTAAATAATCAAATAAAAAGTTTTAAGGATAAGGGTAAAGATATTAAATACCTAAACAAAGATTTTGTTGATTTCAGAACCAACTTAATTGAATTCGCTAAAACTTATTTTCCAACAACATATAATGACTTTAATGAATCATCACCAGGTATGATGTTTATTGAGATGGCATCTTATGTTGGAGATGTTTTAGGATATTATATAGATGATACTTTAAGAGAATCATTATTAACTACTGCACAAGATAGAGAAAATATATTTGAATTATCTAAGATGATGGGTTATAGACCCAAAGTAACTTCACCTGCAACTACAAAAGCAAGTGTGTTTCAATTAGTACCATCGAGAAGAGTAACAAATCCAATATCATCTGGTGATTTAGCATTTGAACCCGATACTGATTACTATCTTAGAATAAAAGAAGGGATGGAATTAGATGCAGATGGAGTTGGTTTTAGAACTACAGAACTATTAGACTTTGCAGATGCATCTGATAGAGAGACTACTGTATTTGAAAGAGATAGTGATACAAATAATCCAAAATTTTATTTAGTAAAAAAATTCGTTGATGTAATTTCTGCAGAAGAAAAAAGAGTTGAAATTACATTTAGTAGTACCCAAGAAGAATATACAAGAATTGACATACCAGATTCAAATGTAATTAGTATATACGATGTAAGAGATGGTAATAATAATAAATATTATGAAGTACCTTACTTGGGTCAAGAAATGGTTTATGTAGAATATTCAAACTCAGAGGGTCAAGACAAAGATTTATCTCAGTTTAAAGATACAGTACCATCTATACTTAAATTAATTAAAACACCAAGAAGATTCAAGGTTGTTACAAATCCAAATGGTACAACAACTATTCAATTTGGTAGTGGTGATGGAGGTAAAAATGATGAATTATTAATACCTACATTTAAAAATGTTGGATTAGGATTAACAAATTCTATAGATAAATTAGGAGCATCCTTTGACCCTTCAAATTTTTTATTGACAAAATCTTATGGTCAATCACCAAAAAATACTACAATGACTGTAAAGTACTTAGTCGGTGGGGGTGTAAAATCAAATGTAAGACAAAACAAAATACAAAGAATTACTAAAGTAGAATTTGATGAAGATTTATCGGCTTTCGATGGTGGTGCAAGAAATTTATATTCTACTGTAAAAAATTCATTAGCCGTTGATAATGACCAACCAGCTACTGGTGGTAGAGGTGCCGAAACATTAGAAGAGATACGAGAAAATTCAATAGCAAACTTTGGTTCACAAAATAGAGCAGTAACATCAAGAGATTATCAAGTTAGGACACTTTCAATGCCACCTAAGTTTGGTAATATTACAAAAGCATTTTGTGTAGCAGATGGTAAGTTAGATGATAACTCACCTGGCTCTATTTTAGCTTCACCAACTGCATTAAATGAATTTTCTAAATTAGTACAAGATTTAATAGTTGATAGAAAGTTTACTGATAAACAAATAAAAGAACAAGTTTCTAAATTTTTGTCAAATAAAAAATCAAATATAAAAGAAAAAAATAACCCTTTTGCAGTAAATCTTTATGTATTAGGATATGATACTAATAAACGACTGACTTCACTAAATAAAGCAGTGAAAGAGAATCTTAAAACATATCTTAATGAATTTAGAATGTTAACTGATGGTGTAAATCTTTTAGATGGGTTTGTAATCAATGTAGGATTAGACTTTGAAATTAGAGTTTATAGAGATTACAATAAAAGAGAAGTATTAACAAACTGTATAACGGCAATAAAAGATTATTTTGAAATTGATAAGTGGACTTTCAATATGCCAATTAATATTGGTGAGGTTGAAATGTTGATAGGAAATATAGAAGGAGTACAATCCGTAGTAAAAACAGAGTTTAAAAACTTATGTGGAGGTACTTCAGGTTATTCACCAAACGCATACGATGTAAAAGGAGCTACAAAGAATAAACAGATTTATCCTTCGTTAGACCCATCGATATTTGAAGTTAAATACCCTGATAGGGATATAAGAGGGAGAGTTGTATAATGTATTATTTTTTAACCGCATCTAAAGATGCTACCATATTTGAACAACAACCAACTCAGAACACTGGGTTAGATGAGGTATTAGAAGTATCTAAAGTTTACTATGGTGCTTTAAAAGATACTGCAAGAACATTAATTAAGTTCGATACAAACTCACTACCTACAAAACTAAGTAGCGGTGATGTAACAATGAGTATTGCTGAATTAGTTTTAAGAGAAACAGAAACAAATGAAATTCCACTTTCATATTCATTAGAAATAAATCCTATATCACAAAGTTGGGAAATGGGAAATGGAACTCGTTTTGATGATATCTCAGTAGAAGGTTGTACTTGGAATTATAGAGTATCTGGTTCTAATTGGTTACCAACAAATGTTCCTAATAGTGGTAGTGCAACTGGTTCGTTTGATGGAAAGGGTGGTATGTGGTATACTGCATCTCAATCGACTCGTTCTTATGATTATGAATCATCTGATTTAATTGTTGATGTATCTTCATCTCTTTCATTTTGGTTAGATGATGGGTATTCCAACGAAGGATTTATCATTAAACATCAATCACAAAAAGAAAATAATGATATTGATTATGGCCAACTAAAATTCTTTAGTAAAGAAACTCATACAATATATCAACCAAAAATTAGAATTGGTTGGGATGATAGTAGATACGAAACTGGCTCATTACAAGCATTACCAGAAGAATACAAAATATCACTTAAAAGATTAAAAAAATCATATAGAGCTGGTGGGAAATATGATATAGAAGTATTCGCAAGAGAGTTGTATCCACAGAAAACTTTTCAAAACACATTTGGATACTCCACGGGCAGCTTACTTCCAACATCATCTTTCTACCAAATAAGAGACAACGAAAGTAATGATATTATTATTCCTTTTAGTGATTATTCTAAATTAAGTACTTATGGAAACAAAAGTAGAATTAGTTTAGACTTGTCAAATTTTGAAGTAAATAGAAGTTATAAGGTAGAGTTAAAGGTAGAACTGACAGGTTCATCTGAATACTTTGATGATGATTATATATTTGAAGTAACTGAATAATGGCATTAGAAAAAGAATTACGAATACAAGAACTAAGCACAAGTGGTTCTAAAGGTATAAAATCTATTGACCCATATGGGAGGCATAATTATTTTGCCGAACAAATGAAGGAGGTAAATGGTTCTATGGATGGTGAAGTTAGCGGTAAACTTCGTAGACCAAAGTATGATGAGGACCAATTATTATTAGCAGTTGATACTACTGTAGATGAGTTAATTGGTGAAAAACCAAAAGATTTACCTGATGTAATATTACGAAGTGAATATGATAGTATATTAGGACAATTAAACGCATGTCTTGCAAGAGAGGCAGATTTAAGGAGACAACTAGCTGATGCACAATCCAAAATATCAGAACTCCAAGCTGAAATAGATGGACTGAAAGTTAGACTTGATTCATCTGAATTAAGAATTGCGGTAGCAGAAAACTCAGCTGAGGCCGCCGCTGACAAATTT